CAGTAGGTCCCCCACCTGCTGTTGACGGAGCTGGGGAAGGGGCTGTCGCTCCCGGTGCGCCTGTGCCGGAAGCGGCTCCGCAATGAGTGTTTTCCCTGCGCTAGCCCAACAGCGCGTGAAAGAGTTGGGTAGTCTAGGTAGAGCATGCCAGCTTTACATCACTTCAGAAGAAGGTAGGTCCGTTTTCTTTTCTCAATTCATCTCTCTCCCTTATACTTCTCAAATCCTCTCTTTAGGTAAGTTAGTTTCCGAAAATAATAGTTTTTTTGCCGCAATTTGTAGTATACTGGGCGCTGAGTTTCCTGTACAGATAGAGCTGGATGATACTGGTCTGAAAAAATTAGTCTACGGTGCTTTCACCGGCGACTTCGATGTCACAAATTTTTATTATAGCGCAATAATGTGTAACCGAGCTGACGTGATGAGTGAGGGGTTGGCGCGCATACGTGGTGCGAGTAAGGGTAAGTGGTACAGAATGCAGCAGTGGGTAACTTTCGGTGAGAGGGTTATACAGTCAAAAGAGCTACGCATGGAGTACCTACCACTTAAAGCGAGTCACCCTGGTGCAAAGAATAAGGTGAACGTCTGGTCCAAGGAAGTGGTGGCTGCCGCGAAGGAGTATTATCGAAGGCCGGTCGACGAGGCTCTCGGACTGCTTGGTTCGCTCAAACCTGGTTCTTTCAACGATGACCAGTTTTCCGCTGGTTTAATGCACGCTTGTGGAATCAAGGAATACACGGACATTTGCCTGGTTGGCTTAATTTCTATCTTATGTCCAGGGCCGGCAAAGGCATTGTCAACAACTATCAAGTCGTTGGGTTGTTCCGGTTCTAGTCTGGGTGCAAAACTTGTTGAGATGAACACGCTCCAGGGTAGAGGTGTCGGTCCCCTGGATCTACATGCTGAGGCCAAATACAGGTGTGACAAAGTGAAGGTGGATGAATCTTGCGCGCACTTCGACATGGCAAGTTTGGAGATGGCGGTCAGGGAGATATTGCGCGAAGAGTTGGACGAGAAACCCGAGTACATGCTGTTGGCGGAACATTGGGAGAGGCGCTGGGAGTGGTGTGTGAATGGTAGTCACGCCAAACTCTTAGAACGCCTCAAACCGCAGTATAAGACTCGCGATATTCCTGGTATCAATAATTGGTATAGACGGATGTTCGCTGAGAGTATCGAACACGAGCCAGTGAGTACATGGGATGGCGATGTTGTGGTATCGGCAAGTCCTAAACTCGAACACGGTAAAGTGCGTGCCATCTTCGCCTGTGATAGTCTGTCCTATTTTGCTTTCGAGCACTTCCTCGCCCCGATAGAAAAGGTGTGGGCAGGAAAGCGTGTGATCCTTGATCCAGGTTCACTGGGGCACTACGGTATGGCGCAGCGCGTACTGGAGGCGAGATCAAGTGGTGAAGTGAGTGTTATGTTAGATTACGATGACTTCAACAGTCAACACACTTTAGAGAGTCAAGCAATGGTAATACGGGTGGTCGCAGAGCACGTTGGTTATGACCGTAAATTGGCTGAGAAGTTGGTGGAGTCATTCTACAAGATGCGGATATACTGCGCCGGTGCATATGTAGGAACCGCAGCTGGTACGCTCATGTCTGGGCACCGTGCGACTACGTTTCTAAACACCATCCTAAACAGTGCATATATACGAGTAGGTATCGGCGAGTCAGTCTACAGATCTTGTACTTCAATGCATGTTGGTGATGATGTCTATATGTCGTGTAAGACGTACGCTGACGCAAGTAAGGTTTTGTCTGGCATGCGCAATACTGAGTGCAGGTTGAATCCAACAAAACAGAGCGTTGGTAGTGTTACTTCTGAATTCTTGCGTGTCGCCATAACAAATACCTATGCAGTGGGCTATTACGCGAGGTGTGTGTCGAGTATAGTGTCAGGCAATTGGGTTGGGGATGTTAAACTGTCACCTTTGGAAGCCTTACAAACTATGGTTCAGTCGTCTAGGACCCTCATAAACCGCGGAGGGGACTACCATCTACATACGCTGCTAATAAGGAGCGTAGTCCGTATGACAGGCCTATCCGAGAGTGTGGTGGTCCCTTTTCTGAGTGGGCGTGTAGCTTTGGGTGCAGGACCACAGTTCATAAGTGCCGGGTCAAGGTTGAGGATGGATGTCGA